GCCTAGCGCACGCTAGGTCATGGCTAAGCCATAATGCGGCCTATTCACTGGCCAAGCTTGGATCTTACGATCCGAGCGAAGGTGCTAGCGTGATCCAAGATCGGCGCCTGGGCAATTAGATCCCGAATAGTAGCGCGATCCAGCTCATCCGGATCTCGGACATCAGGCAAGCGGACGACCCGGACCGTCCAGAACTCCGCAAGCTTGGCGGCTAGCTGATGCGCCTTATCGATCGCATCTAGGTCCCACATGATTACGACTTCTTCGGCACGGGCTTGCAGCAGCAATTCAAGTTGGTAGCTGCTGAATTGCGTGCCTAGCGTAGCTACCGCTTCCTTGCCGACATTCATGGCGCTGAAAACGTCTTCCACTAGAATGATGCGCTTCTGATGTCGGGCCACATCAAAGTTAAACAGCACGCGGTTCGGCCGGCTACCTTTGGGATACAACGTTTTCTTGATTCCGGCCGGCACCTTGCGGTTCATGTAGCGCGCCACAAAGAAGAGATGCTGATGGTTCAGGCTGACGGGCACGACTAGCCTATTCTTGAAGTAGCCTTGCGTGCAGTAGCCGAGATGGTAACGGCGTGCGCGCTTGAACGTCACCTTGCGATAAGCAAAGTACGGGTGCGCCTTGCGGCGTGTGCCATACTCGATGAACTCTGCTGGTAGCGCCACAACCGGCATCGGCTTTTCAACAACCTCATCCGGCTCGCCCATCAAGTCTTTGACCAGCATCCGGAGGCTGACGTTGCGCGTCTTGCCCGTCTGATGACTGAGCAAGACTTCGAACGCTTGCTTGCGCGAGCAATCTTCTAGGCGTTGGATCAGATCCAAAATCCGGTAGCCGCCTTCGTTGCAAAAGTAGCAAACGTAAGCGCCGGCCTTGGTGCCGTTGGCCTTGTCGACCGTCAACACCCAGAGCTTGTCGTGCTTTCCACAGATTGGATCGCGAATCGCCGTATTAGGTCCGTACTCTTTCGCTTCGGGATCCGCCGTCTTGAGATAGGCAATGAGATCGAAATTACGTTCGAGTTGTTTGACGTTCATCGCAAACCCTCCCGATGATAGCGTTGGCGTTGCGCGGCGTTGCGGCAGATCTTGCATTGCCTGCGACCGTTGCGCGGTTCGCCAAGTGGATGCCCTTCAGCACAGACCGTGCGTGCGGCCATGCGTGCGGCCGGTGACGTGCCGGCTAGGATGTTTTCGCGGTTTGAGATCGCACGCAAATGTAAGGGCTGCATGCACAGCCGGTTCCGACACCGATGATCAATAACGTCCGTGATCAAGAAGTCTGGCGCGCCTTGGTTGTGCAGGAAGTAGGTCGGCGAAAGCAGCAACTCACCCGTCCGCAACATCGCATCAGCTTCGGCATGAGCCGTAACATAAAAGTAGATGGGATCGAGCTTCCGCAACTTGCAAACCCGGTTGTACGCAAAGTCGGCGGCGGTTCGCAGCGCTTCCTTCTCTCTAACGTAAGGGCTTTGCAGGTCTGCCTCTTGAATCTCAAGCAGGTGCGGCGTGTCTTCGTCCGCGCCCATATTCACGCCAGGCCAGTCCGTCATTGCGGCACAAGCATCGGCCACCGTTTCGCAGAACTGGGCAGCATACTGTGCGTAGGCGATGCGATGCGTCAGGTACTTCTTACCTTCGTGATAGGCCAGGCCGTAACCTTTCGAATGCAGAGATCCCGACCACAACTTACAGGGCGAACCTTCGAAGAGGTCTCCGAGCGTGTAGTTCGTGCTTATTTCAACGGCAAGTCGCGCAAGCAAAGTGCCGCTGAAGTGGAGGGTTTTATGCCGACTCATTTCAAGTCTCCCAACAACTTAGCCATGGTGCAGGTTTTGCGATTCACGTCCGGCCGTTCGCGCTTGAAGCGCGGGTGGCGAAGGCGATCTTTGGCTATCTCTTGTGCGGCAATCTCGATCACGGTGCCGATGTAAAGGCGGCGATGCGTCGAATACTTTAGCCGATCCGCATCCGTCATGCCGGAGACTTGGCCTACCTCGATTAGTTTCTTGCCAACGTAGACGCTCACTATGATCGCGCCAATCTGCCCGAGGTACTTACCTGTCACGCCTTCGAGCGCGTCCGTGTAGCCGGTGATGATAACGTCCAAGGTGGCCATGCGTTTGACCTTGATCCAACCCTTCCCGTAGGCAGCGTTGGTGTCCTTCAAGATTACGCCTTCGCCGCCAAGGTTCACGATCGTATCGTAGCGCATGCGGCGGTGCGTTGCCGTGTGAGGGAGTACGCGCGCATGCGGCATCTTCAAGCTACGCAGCAGCTTACGGGCGCGTGCATTGCGCTTCCCTTGCGCGAGTTCTCGAATGTCGCGATCGTCGTAATACAGGATATCAAACACATGATAGGAAGGCGTGCCGATCTCACCAATTCGCGCTAGGGCTTTGGCCGGCGCTACATTCATGATGCCGGCTAGGTCGCGGAACGATGCGCCTTTCGGCGGCATAACCTCGCCGTCCAAGACCGTGTAACCGAGCTTGAGCCTGGCCAAGCGTTCTGCGCTCGGGTGTAACATCGGGACGCAGAGTCCTTTCTCGCTGTAGAGCTGTGTCTTCGTGCTGATATTCCGGCCGGTCATGTAGACGCGGTCGAGATCGCCACCGAAGTGCATCAGGAAGCGCCAACCATCGAGCTTCTCTTCGACAACCCAGCCGTCTGAGACCTGATCAGGACCGTCAAGCAGTTTATCAAGTACCTCTTGTGACTTGGTTGCAGCGCGTGCAGGTTCTAATTGCAGAAGGGTCATACGGCATCCTGATAGTTGGAAAGGTGTTGCGCGCCAGTGCCGGTGCATTCGATACACATGCGGTGGCCGGTGCGCAGGCCCCGGCCTGCACAACTACGACACACCAACCACGTACCTTGCAGTATCGGGTGGACTTCTAATTTGAGATCTTGAATCAACTTGGCTTCTACTTCATTCATACTGCTACTCCTAGGTTGTTACGGGTTACAAAGGTGAGATCGTGCTGCGACTCCAATCTAGCCTTACCTTGAAATCAAATTTGTCGGAACCAAGCCGATTCTTGGCTACGAAGAACCGGGCCTGCTTGAGCTTCTTCTCTTCACGTGTTTGCGACAAGCAGATCACCACGTCTGCCACCATGGCCTTTTTGAATGAGTCAGCCATGGAATCCAGATCGATCAACTCTTTGTTAAGGGCCGCACGCTGCGTCTGTGAAGCCGTCCAGACCGGCGCATTGACGTCGTAGCTGAGCTTCCGCAACTCCTTGTAGACACCGCCCATATCTTCATAAGCGTTGCTATCTCGCGACGCCTTGGAAGGCAGCATCTCATCGGCGTAGTCTACGATGATCAACGTAGGATAGAACGCGACACGCTCAAGCTGGCGAATGTACGCACGCAACGCCGGAGCCGTAAGTGTCACGGGTGGAAATTCTTTGACTACCAGAAACTCGCCGTACTGCACGCCAAGTTGTTTGACGCGCCGCCGTACCGCTTTGCGCTCTTCTTCGAGTTGGTTTAGGGCGAGGTCAGCGAACGCCGCATCGTAACGATCGAGTACGGCTTCAGAGGATAGCTCCAACGTCACATGCAACACCTTGGCTCGGCTTTCGAGAATCGCCGACCTGCCGATATGCACGAGACAATGCGACTTGCCCTTGCCAGCCGGTGCGACGACCACGCCGAGCGACTTAGGCGGCAGGCCGGCAGGCTTGAGGTAATCATCGAGGGCAAGGCCGGTGCTGATGCCGTTCTTGGTAAACTTCGCACGCTTCACGGTACGTTGCTTGATGTCCCGCACATAGAAGTCACCAAGGCCGCCCGACAATGATTCTTGCACTTCAAGTACGGACTGCATCTCTTTATCGATGCTTTCGAAGTCTTGCGTTTCGAGATGATCAACCGAATTCATGATGGCCGTACGGGTCGTTTGGTTCTTGATGAAGCGGTAGATCTCTTCCCGCACAAACGACTTATCCTCAACCGGCGTTTTCATGCTGGCTAGGAACGCCACCAATTTGCCTTTGGCTTCGCCAGTTACGGAGCCGATCCGCGCGGCACGATTCACTTCGATCTTGAGGGCGTCATAGTTGATGCCGGTGCCATGCTTGACGGCGTACGTCAAGATCGTGCGCGACAACCATTTCAGCGTTTGGTTTTCGAAGTGATCTGGTTGTAGGCGTGCAGCGGTCGTGCAGGCGAAGTCCGGATCTTGGAAGAGGACCCGCACCATCTTCTTTTGAAACGAAAGGTCATAGGAGAAGTACACAGGCTTGTCAGCTTTGATGGGTCGCATTACTCACCACCGGACCATTTATGTTTGACGACTGCCCACACGCCGCGATGCTCTAGGAAGGCACGCGAAAACTCGCTGGCCTTGCGATCAAAGATCATCTCTTCCGTCACGGAGAACATGCTCATCAAACCCTTGAGCTTGCGCTCTTCACGGCCGAAGCCGGCATGCATGCGTTCGGTCTGCGGAGCGGAACGGTGCGACTTCTCGGAGAGCCGCATCTGATGTTGCAGGTAGTTGATCTTGGCGGTATCGGTACCTAGGTCGCCGGGTCGTGGGAACATGCGCTTGCGGTATGCCTGCAATTCGCGGAAGCGTTCAAATTGCGCACGGATGAAATCGCCAGGCTCCGCCTTGACGGCAAGCATCGCGGTAGCGGCATTGCGGAACGCCGTCCGGTTCGCACTGCTTTGCAATTCTAGGGTGGTCGAGATGTAACTGTGAATCGGGATGGCGCTGCGAATAGCGCTAGCCGCCGCCATGTTAAGTTGCGTGTAGTATTCAATACACATGTCGCGCGCGAGCACGGTAATCGGATCTTCTTTCTTGCTGCGTTCCTTCTTCGTTACGCGTTTACCGCTTACTTGGGCTGCTATCTTCATTCTCTTCTTCATCAACAAAAGCCTCATCTGGTTAGGTCCTATCGCTTTCTGGGCACGTAGTTTACACCTGTTACGGCATGACGATCACTTCAAAGCCTTCCCGTTTGTAGATATCTGCACGCTCGACCGAATGCGCCGCAAGCCAATGGTGGGTGGTGTCTGCGAAGTCCACAACATCTAGTGTGTTCTCGCCGGTAGCTTTCTTGCGCAGACCACGGCCGATCTTTTGCAATACACTCCGAATTGACTTGCCACCGTCCGCAATTACGAGTGAGCGAATTGCGGGTACGTCCACGCCTTCGTCAAAGATCGGTGAGGCGATGAGTGCATGGAACTCGCCAACCTCAAACCGCGCCTTGACACGATCCACCACGGAAGACGGCATCTTGCCATGCACGAACTCATGGGCAACCTTGCGCTCTTTGAGCATGGTCGAAATGGAATCGCCGTGCCACAACTCTTTGACCAAGATCAAGCAAGACTTTTTGGCCTTGGCAAACGCGCAGATCTGATTCGTGATCGCTACGTTGCGGGCGGTGTTGAGTACGATCCCTTCTTTATACACTTGGTCCCAGGGCAGGTTGGTATCGAGAATCGGTTCGGTGACCGGATAGATGCGCACGGTTGGCGTCGCGCTAACGCCGAGCTTGATCAACGTCTTATTGCTCACACGCGAAATCACCGGACCACACGCCGCCTCTACCGCGAGATCGTTCTCGCCACCAAACGGCGTACCGGAGAGTAGAAAGCGAAACTGAGCCGGGATGCGGTTGATCAGCCGGTACCACGTAAGCGCTTTCGCGTGATGCCCTTCGTCAATGAAGAGCACCTCGATACTCTTGAGATACTTGGTCAGCAAGTACTTCTTTGAGCCCGTCATCGGTCGCGTCAACGTCTGGATGGTCGCTACCGTGATCTCTTTAGGATCAAACCTACCAGCGCCGATCGTGCCGATGTATTGCTCATGCATGCCGAGCCGTTTGGCGATACGTTCGCGG